CAGCGGGTTGTTATCGCGGGATATATCGGCGGGTGACTGGTGCGGATAGGCTGTGCCTCTTGGCATCTAGGCAGCGGTCTAGATTTAACGGCATGGTAAAATGTCAGTGGCAAGGTTTCATATGCACACGAGACGCTCCAATAGTAAAAGCTTCGGCGTTAATCGGCGAGATTTATGTGGGCATTCGGCATATGCCATCCTTGGCAATGATCTTCGGGGTGTAGGGGTCGGTAGGGCCACCGGGGGGTACCGGATACTGTATGCAAACCCGCCATCAATTTGTTTGGATGGGGTTATCTATACATCAAAAAGTAGTGTGTAGGGGGTACCCGGCGATTCATCCCTGCATATGTATGTATCCCGGCGGGGGTACCCCGATTGTACTGTCGTATACCGGAATTGTCAAGCCCAAATTATTTTTTTCTTGACTTATATAGCACATATCCCCATAATAGGTGCGTAGGTCGGTTCGAAAATAGCACATCTCCCCGATTTCGAAGCATATTCTGTAAAAAGCGAGCTTGTGGCTACACGAACTCACGCCTACACCCATTCAAAAAAGAAAGATCGACCATGTTCACAGCGATGCTGCTGCTATGTTCTATGAATCAGCCTACTGAATGTATGCAAGCGATAGACAACAAGGGTCCGTACCTCACAGAGAAGGCGTGTGAGCAACGAATTGCCACTATGGTAGAAGATACGCGGCTACTCTTCCCGTATCTAATCCAAAAAGGCTATCGTTGTGAGTACAATAGCGGTGAAAGTACATAAACTATGAACCTGTTGCCCCAGCCACGCACCAAAAAGCGTGAGTTAACCGAAAAACAGAGCAAATTCCTAGACATTCTGTTCGAAAACGGTGGTCAGGTGACCAGAGCAGCCGTAGACGCAGGGTATTCGGAGGGATCTGCAGGTTGGTTACGCAAAAACCTAGCTGATGAGATAGTCGAACGCACAAAAGACGTACTTTCTATGAACGCCTTTAAGGCTGCTACACGCCTTGTAGACACAATAGACAACCCTGCCCCCGAACGAGGTGATGACTTACGCCTCAAGGCCGCTGAGAGCCTCCTTAATCGCGTAGGAGTACGTCAAGCAGAGACAATCAACCACAATGTGACGGCTATGCACGGCGTGGTCCTGTTACCACCGAAGAAAGAGGTCGTGATCGATGGATAAAGATACTTTAGAAACTATAGCAGAGTTTGGATACCCTGCTGCTGGTGCTGCAGGTATTGGAGGAGCAGCAGGAGCTTACGCAGCTAAAAAAATTGATGAAAAAAAACAGACAAAACCGAAAGGAAGCGCACGACAAAGACGAGCAGCCCAGCTAAAAGCCGGTATGGAATCCCAAGCAAAAGAAAAACTTCAAAGACTCCAGTCAATAAATCCAAAAGATTTAGAAACTAGGGACAAAAAGATTAGAACACAACTAATCAAAGAACAAAAAGAAGCCATTAAAGGCAACAAAATAAAGACCCCCACTTCCGTACTAAAGTCTTTGGGCTTACGTGCGCTTCCCGGAGTGGGAGCGTTTATTGCTATGTTTAGTTCTACCCCAGCGTACGGACAGGGTGGTAAGGTTTGTCGTGGTCGTTCCGCACAGAGAAGCGCGGAGAAGTCCTAGATGCCAACTAAGCACGGCGGTAAAAACACAGGCTTAAAAAACCAATACGGTAAACCGATCTATGAAAAGGACGGAGAAAGATTCTCTGAACGATCAACCACTCTAGAAATAGAGGGGCGGTATGTAAACGCTCCTACCATATACGGCCCTGTAAAACTCACACCCAAAGAAGTAGAGGATGGGATATACTCTGGCAACATACAACCCACCAGCACACACGCCACTGAACGACAAGCAGTCAGAGCAGCCGTGATGAGAAGCAAGAATATGAAGCATCGGGGAAGGCCAGCAAGTGAATCAACCGAAAAAAACGGGTAGACCCAAGAAAGACCCCAACGCCCCTAAAGCCACGTACCACATGTCCAAGCGGGAACGTGCCCGTCGTGCCGCCCAAAAGAAACTCACAGCAGCCAAGAAGAGTGCAGAAAAGGTAACCAAGAAAGCGGAGGGTAAGCGCAAGTATGCTAAGAAGATTGCAACTAGCATGGGCAAAGTTGAAGATGCCCTCAATGCCAAAGCCACCACAGTTATCGATCAGGGGGATCTTACCAGCCTCCCTCCTGCAGTTACGGATCTCGTTGAAGATGCCGAAATTGTTTTCAAGCCGAACGACGGTCCCCAAGAAGACTTCCTATCGGCGGGGGAACGAGACGTTCTTTATGGCGGTGCTGCGGGCGGAGGGAAGAGCTTCGCGCTTCTTGCGGACCCGCTACGTTATTGTCACAATCCTAATCATCGTGGTCTACTCCTGCGCCGCACTCTGGATGAACTGACAGAACTGATCGACAAGTCACGTCAACTGTACGTAAAAGCATTTCCCGGTGCGAAGTTTCGTGAGTCGAAGTCTACGTGGCATTTCCCATCCGGTGCAACCATCTGGTTTACCTACCTCGACAAAGACAAAGACGTAACCCGCTTTCAAGGACAAGCGTTCAACTGGATAGGCATCGATGAGATTACACAGTACCCCACACCTTACGTCTGGGATTACCTGCGTTCTCGCCTTCGTACTACTGATCCTGAACTCCAGCAACACCTGTACATGCGCTGCACTGCCAACCCCGGAGGAGTGGGTGGTTGGTGGGTCAAGAAAACCTACATCGAAGGAATCGAACCAAACAAGGCATTCCCTGCTTTTGACGTAGAGACTAAGCGTGAATTCCTGTGGCCTCCCGGTCACGAGAGAGAGGGTCAGCCCCTCTTCTTCCGCAAGTTCGTACCAGCACGTTTGACCGACAATCCCTACCTGATGGCAGACGGTCAGTACGAAGCGATGCTCAGATCACTGCCGGAAGTCGAACGCAAGAGACTCCTAGAGGGTGACTGGGATGTAGCAGAGGGAGCAGCCTTCCCAGAGTTTTCTCGTGAGAGGCACGTCGTAGAACCCTTCGAACTTCCGACGAACTGGCCCCGCCTACGCATGGCAGACTACGGATACGCTGCACCATCCTGTGTCCTCTGGGGCGCAATCGACTGGGACAATAACATCTGGATCTACAGAGAGTTATATCAAAAACACTTGACAGCGGAAGAGTTGGCTGATAGAATACTAGAAGCAGAACAACTAGATCCCCTACCACACTACACGGTCCTTGACTCGTCTTGCTGGAACAAGACAGGTTTTGGGCCTTCAATCGCAGAGGTGATGATGCGTAGTGGTGTGCGCTGGACTCCAGCAGACCGCAATCGCATACAGGGCAAGATGGAGATACATCGACGCCTAGCGAATGATTCGTACACAAACGAACCCCGCCTACGCTTCTTCTCTAGCTGCCAGAACATCGTCAAGCAAATTGCAGGTATACCCCTGTCCAAGACTAACAGCGAAGATGTAGACACGAAAGCAGAGGACCACGCATACGATGCCCTGCGCTACGGAATGATGACACGCATGACAGGCTACGCATCGATACACAAACAACTAGGTGCGATAAAAAGCCAAGTCCACCAAGTTCAAGATGAAGTATTTGGATACTAAATGAGCAAGACACTCGACAAACGTGTACAACAATTCTCCTTTATAAAAGAGAGTTTGTTTCCTGACGGAAACATTACATCTGTGTCTGAAATACAAGAACGCATAGCAGCGGGAACTCACACTGTTCGTGACGGTTTGATTGCACGGTTCTACGCAAAAGGTATTGCGATTGATCCCGGACTTTTGAAGCGCGACGAAACAAAAGAGTTTGCACAGGCTATGCAAAAAGCATTTCCTGTAAGACCAAAATCTCCTACCAAAAATGTAGAGGGATTTGCTAAACTAATAGAAAGATTACCAAAAAATAACATATCGTTAGACTCTTCGTTTGCTGATCTAGATGTTGCTGCAAGAAATGTTGATTTTAAAGCAAGTATACGGACAACTGTAGTTGATCCTATACGGAATGATGTTAAAGCAGTTTCAGAGGGAAGATTAGTAAAGCCATCAACCACAGTTGGTAAAAAGAAACTTGCAAGGGGAGCGATACCCATAGGGGTGCTTGAGGGTGTCCTAAAAGGCGTAGGTGAAATACCCGATCCTATAATGAGAGATGCTGTTGTTGCCAGTATGCTTGGTCTTCGTGGGACAGATGTTTCTGGTATAGCTACCACTGCAGAACTAGCTGAAGAAACTTACCCTGCTCGACCTTTTTATGATCCAAAGTCAGGAATATTATATTCTCCTGATCCTGATTTACCGGGACAGGGTAGAAAAGGAAAAGGTCCAGACAGACCTATTGGTCCTGTAATACAACAAGTGTTAAATCGTAGATATGCCAACGCTGTGGATGGAGAACTATTTCCGAATATAGATACAGACAAAATTGCAGCAGCCTTCAATAAATACGTCTATCCAAAAATAGATAAAGAAACATTAGCTTTACTAAAAGAAGACCCAAAAGGATACACAGCTATTCGTCGTATCACCGCCTCCGCTATCGCTAATGGTTTAGGTGACCCTAAAGCAGCAGGGGAAATTCTTGGTCACGTAGGGGAGGGTGGACCTGATAAAATTGATCGTGTAATGCTTGGATTTTACACAGACGTAGAAAACCTCGACTCACTTGAAGCACGTCGCTCTGCACTTATTGGCTTCGAAGCGTTGATGGCAGACGCTACCAATTCTCCTAACGCCAAGTCTCTTGGTCAATACTTAAAACTAGAACTTCCTGAAACTTTTAATGCTGAATACCCGAAGATAGAAATTAAAGGATCGAAGGTTGGATCTGCTGTAAAAATAACAGAAGCCACGCCAGAACAAATTCAAGCAGGTAGAGAACTAGAACTTGCACAGTCAGGGCAACGAACCCAAGAAGCTAGACTAGCTGAACAAACTGCTGGAGAAGCTGCTGACATAAAAACAATAGAGCGAGGAAAAATTGCTCCTGAAGTCGCTGCTGCTGAACAAGAACTTACAGATGCTGGCAAAACTCAAAAGTATCAATCAGCCGTAAATAAAGGCGGTAGTTATATAGATCAACTTAAAGGTTTGGTCCCTAAAATAGATCCTAGTAAACTTGAAGCTCCCCTTATTTCGGCACTAGGTAGCGCATACGGCGTAATGAAGGGTATGCCCGGAGGTCTACTAGACATTGTGGAGGTAGGAACAGAAGCACTCTTCAGAAAAGAGGGAGAGTCTGATCGCTTCGATGTTGCCCAACAAAAAGGCGGAAGATTTGCAGAAACACTAGGGCTTCCCAAGCAAGTAGGTGAGGGAGCGGGAGTGGCTGCTGAATTAACAACGGGGGCAGTTGCTGATCCACAGGGAGCCATGACTATAGGGCAACAAGCTGCCAGTCTTTTTGGACCGATGCGAGTCCAACCACAAATGAATATAACCGTACCCGATCCTGTTCCTACAGAACAAGGAAACCTAGAAGCAGAAGGCTTCAAAGAAGACGTAAACACGGCTCGTTCTAAAGCCATGAAGAACGAACCAACTCCGATGGGAGAACTTATGGCTAGAGGCGGTAAGATTCCATCATTTTTATACGGCGGAATCGTCCGCTAATTACCACTCCACGGGAGGAAACAATGGCTAACAAAACTACTGGCGACTACAACTTTGGTGAGGCATACATTATGAATGCCGACAAAGTTAGTGTTGACACTGATGAGGGTAGCGCAAAGCTCTACCGTGAAGGCTTAGAGTTTAATACTCGTGCCCAAACAGGTGTGTTAACCGAAGATATGCCAAAGAAGCAAACCAAGCCTACGGTAGAAGCTTCATTTAATACGATGGCTGAAGACAGAAACTACTTCAGCTAATAAAGGAATATCATGTCCGATAACTTTTTGGAACCTGCAGACGACACTGCTGTACCCCTAGTCGAGCCTGAAGAGCAGATGCCGGGGATAGCTGCGTACGTCAAGGCACGATTCGACGACGCAGAGAACGGACGTTTTTCGTACGAGCAGCGATGGTTGAAGGCGTACAAGAACTTTCGTGGTATCTATGACTCGACCACACAATACCGTGACAGTGAAAAGTCACGGGTATTCATCAAGATTACCAAGACAAAGGTTCTTGCTGCGTACGGTCAAATTGTAGACATCTTGTTTGCAAACAAAAAGTTTCCGCTGGTTATAGAGCCTACACCTGTACCAGAAGGCATAGCAGAGTTTGCTCACCTGACTACACCCCTAGATGAAATTGTACAACAAGAAGATCCGTACGGTTTTGCAGGGGATGGACGTGAGTTACCTCAAGGGGCAACAGAAGCAACTCCTTCTATGGATTTCTTGGGAGGTATGGCAGGACGTTACGGTAATGCGCCTATAAGTGAGGGGCCAGCCCTCGCAGGTGAGCCACAGATAAATCCTGCACAACGAGCCGCCTTAAATATGGAAAAGTTGGTTCACGATCAACTCTTAGACACTAGAGCAGTGAATGTTCTTCGTAGCTCTATTTTTGAGTCGGCCCTGTTAGGCACAGGTGTAGTAAAGGGACCGTTCAATCACTACAAGCGTGTACATCGATGGGAACGTGGCCCCGAAGGGCGCATGTACAACCCATACGAGCGAGTGGTGCCGCGTATAGAGTACGTATCTGCTTGGGACTTTCACCCAGACCCATCCGCTACAAGCATCGAAGACTGTGAGTATGTAATACAACGGCATCGTATGAACCGTCAACAGCTTCGCAGCCTGATAGCACAGCCATATTTCTACGCAGATGTGATAGAAGAATGTTTAGCTAAAGGTCCGAACTACGAGGACAAATACTACGAAGATACAATACGTGAAGAAGAAACAGAACCATACGTAGGCGACAGTCGTTACGAAGTCCTAGAATACTGGGGCGTCCTAGATGCCAAGATGGCTAAAGAAGCTGGCCTAGACATACCCAAAGAAACAGGGGAACTAGAGCAAATACAGGTGAACATCTGGGTATGTGGCACGATGGTGTTACGCTGTGTCCTGAACCCATTCACTCCTGCACGTATTCCGTACCAAGTATTTCCATACGAAATCAACCCGTATCAGATCTGGGGCGTAGGTGTAGCGGAGAACATGGAGGATGCACAGTTGCTAATGAACGGACACGTTCGTATGGCAATCGACAACCTCGCGTTAGCCGGTAATTTGGTGTTCGACGTAGACGAGGCTAGTCTTGTTCCCGGACAGAACATGGACATTTTTCCCGGAAAGATATTCCGTCGTCAGTCAGGTGTGACTGGCACAGCAATCAACGGACTCAAGTTCCCGAACACAGCACCTGAGAACATTCAAATGTATCAGATATCGCGGCAACTTGCTGACGAAGAAACAGGTTTACCGTCCATCATGCACGGGCAAACTGGCGTGACAGGCACAGGGCGAACAGCATCAGGCTTGTCTATGCTGTTAGGTGGAGCGAGTCTGTCCCTAAAGACAGTCATAAAGAACATAGACGATCACTTATTGAAACCACTGGGTGAATCTTACTTTCAGTGGAACATGCAATTCAACGAAACATCTCCCGACATCGAAGGCGACTTAGAGATCAAACCTCGTGGTGTGGCTGCAGTGATGCAAAAAGAAGTACGCAGCCAACGCCTCACTACCCTACTACAGACGGTATCTAATCCTATGTTAGCACCGTTTATCAAGATACCTAACCTCATGCGCGAGCTTGCTATCGCACAAGATATCGACCCTGACAGTCTTGTAAACGATGTAAACGAGGCGCAGATCTTCGCAGAGATGTTGAAAGGATTAGCAAATGCTCAACAAGAAGCAAGCCAGCAAACTCAGCCCCCTGCTGGGGAACAGGGAGGCATGGGAGAGCCTAGAGGAACACCTCCGGGAGCAGATCCAAATGACGCTTCGGGCGTTGGTGGCGGCACAATCGGAACTGGAAGTGTTCCGGCTGCAGGGGAAGATAACTTCACTGGAACAGATCAAGGGATTGAAGGCTGATTATGAAGCGGCTGCAAAGTTAAAAGATGCTCAATAACCAAGTGCAAAATTTTGTAGGTCAATTTCTAGCTAAAGAACAAGCTGGTTTACGTCCTTCTGTATCTGCTCCTACCGCTCCAAATCCGTTTATGGATGATTCATCACGGGATATAGGATTTGAAAAGTTTTTAACAGGATTTACTACTGCACCAAATATGGCAACAGGTGTGTCATCAGGAATTGCTATAGGCGGGTCAGACAGACCTGAATTTTTTTCTGGAAATCTTCGTGTAGGCTCTGTTGATGATCTTGTTGAGGATGTGTTTGTTTCTAGCCCTTATACAACCAACCCATTCATGGCTATTGGACAAGCCGCATCTAAAAGGAATTTACAAAAAATACAAGAAAACGTGATGGCAGGAGAAGAGGGATACGGTTTAGGTATTTTTCAGGGACGACTTGTGGGAGTAACTCCCGGTGGGCAGTTATCAGGAGTTTTACCGGGGGGTATGACTCGTGAACAGCAGCAGGAGTTAGCATCTAATATATTAGCCTCTCCCCAGCGTAGGTATAAAGATGAAAAAATAAATGTAACTGGAGGGGTGCTTGATTACCACCCAGATACAGGGGGAGTAGGTGGATCTGTATATGATAGCGATGTTGTGCAACGTGAAACTCAAAGTACACAATCAGCTTACGAGGAAGCGTCTGGGGTAGCATCTGCTGATTATTCAGACAGAGGAGTGGAACGGGGGCGCACCAGTGACCCTAGACGTTTTGCAGAGGGGGGTACCACCCAAAAAGATCCAATCCAGCGTACGGGCTTCGTAGAGGGGCCACCGCAAGAATACGCAAAAGGCACCACTGTAGCCGACACAGAAAACCTGCGAGTCAGGGAGGGGTCATTCGTAATCAACGCACCGATAACTGAGAAGCTACAAAAGGCTGGGGTTTTGCCGGAGGGCAATCAAAAGCGGAAGGCATCCAAAGGCGGCAAGATGATGGAAGTGGCCCTGTCGAAAGGTGAGTACGTTGTCGAGCCGAAGGATGTGCCTAAGTTTGGTGGCTACGGTTTCCTAGAGACTGTGAACGATATGGGGAAGCCTGAAGTTGAGCGGAGACAGGCTATGCAAGAGGGGGGGTTTATTACTCCGCCTGAACGCAGTCCCGCTAGAATGGCATATGTAGGAAAAAACATACCCCGTCCAGAAATACCTCTAACAGATAATATGATAACTGCTTTTAAAACTTATAATACAAGTAAAAAACAGAGGCCAGATGTAAACAATTTAATTGATTCTTTAAATGATAGGGAAAATTTAGCGTTGTTAGCACTAGCTGAAACTACTGCTGAAAAAGCTACAATGGAAGCTATGATGGGAGTTCAACAAACTTCGCTAAACAGAATTAAATCTACGGGAGTAAAAGTTAAAGGAAGTCCGATTGTACGACGAGACTTTACAAAAGCCACTGATTTAAAATCCACGTTAAAACAAAGAACACCGGGCAGAGGTTCTGGAAGTTATATGTTTCAATATGATGGTCTTGAACCCAAATTTTTAACGCCAAAAATAGCTTCTATTCTTAAAGGAGCAGTTACAAAAGATGCAATTACAAAAATCATGGCATCATCTCAAAACATTTTAGATCCTGAAACAGAAATGGGCGGACCATTATTTCCAGATGACGTTACTTTTTACACGAGGGAAGATGCTCCTTTAGCAAAAGATATGGAAATGAATCCACAGTTACGATACGCAACTACAATAGGCGGACATGATTTTTATGCTTATGAAGCATCACCTGAGTCAGAGGATGAGGTACGGCTTTATAAAAAATATCTTGAAGAAAAAAGAAAGAATTCGTCGGCTACCCGTTAACAACGGCCCCGACACAACCGGAGCGGCTACCCACAGCCAAGTGGCCCCGCGAGTGAGGTAACAAAATGGCAAAACAAGTACGTGGCGCAAGAGCCAACAAACCAAACGACTCTTTCGGAACTATCAATAGCGAGACTCTCTACAAAGGCAACTATCGTGAAGAAGTCTACAAAGACGACGAAGACGATACCCCAGAGGTAGAAGCAAGCGAAGATACCGAACAACCCGAATCAAACAGCTTCGTAGAAACGAAAGAAGAGAAGCCGGATCACGATTACAAGAAGCGATACGACGACTTGAAACGTCACTACGACAAGAAGCTAACAGAGTTTGAAGAGGAGAAACGGCAACTAGCAACGGCAACGCAACAAGCAAATGTTCCTATGCCGAAGACAGTTGAAGAGTTGGAGGAATTCAAGACACAGTACCCTGATGTGTATGGGGTGGTCGAAACGGTAGCAGCGATGCAAGCCAACGAACGCACCAGCGAACTTCAAAAGGAACTAGAAGTTATCAAGGAACGTGAAAAGGAGACTGTGGTACAGGCGGCTTACCGCGAACTTACGAACAATCATCCTGACTTCGACGATATCAAGACGGATGAGAAGTTCTTAGAATGGCTACAAGAGCAACCCGAATCTATTTCGGACGGTATCTACAATAACAATACCGACGCTCGTTGGGCTTCACGAGTCCTAGATCTGTACAAAGCAGATGCAGGTATCTCAAAAAGGAAGACTAGCAAGGCGAAGGCCGACGCTGCGACTTCAGTACGTGCCCCTAGAGCTAGGGAAATCACATCTGAACAAGGCGGAGACAAACGCATTTGGAAGGCTTCCGAAATCCGTAGTCTCAAGCCGTGGGAGTTTGAAAAGCTGGAAGGCGAACTAGACTCCGCACGTCAAGAGGGACGGATCGACCCTAACAACTAACCTCATAGAAGAAGAGGAAAGAACCAATGGCATTTGGTACTGCTGCAGGTTATGGTAACCTGCCCTCCGGTAATTTTGCACCGGAGATTTTTAGCCAAAAAGTCCTTAAGTTCTTCCGTCGTGCTTCGGTTGTAGAAGATATTACTAACACCGACTACGCGGGTGAAATTGAGAATTTTGGCGACACGGTTCGCATAATCAAGGAACCAACAGTCACAGTCAGTTCGTATACACGGGGTTCCGTCGTAAACGCTCAAGACTTGGCTGACGATCAAATCACGATGGTTGTCGATAACGCAAACGCTTTCGCGTTTAAGATCGACGATATCGAAGAGCGGCATTCGCACGTAAACTTCGAAGCTCTTGCTACCTCATCAGGTGCATTTGCGTTGAAGCGTAAGTACGATGCAAACGTCCTGCAAGCTATCTCCGATGGCGCAGGTCTTGCTGGTGCAGATGATGCGTCACTGTCAGGTGGTCTTACCACTACGAACAGTGCGCTGGGTACTGCATCCG